GATAATCAAACTGCATTCCTTGCCGGTGCTCACTCTTGTAGCGATAACCTGCAAACCTTCCTGTTCAAGCCATACTCCAAATTCAGTAAGAGTGTTCGTGTCCATTTGCTCCAACTTGTCCATGAGCACGAACTGGCAATCAGGATTAATTTTGCGAACTATGGCGGTCGCAACTTTTAATTGATCGCTGCCGCTCATGCTGTCCCATTTTTTGCCTTCGTAAGTTAGTTCTCCGTCTTCTACTGAGAGTTGTGGTAATGGCAGATTGGCTGATTTTAAAAGGTCAGAACGCTTTTTCCGCAAATCATTAATTTCAGTCGATAATCCGTCGTACTCTTTTTGATACCCCTCTGCGTCAATCTCAGCTTTTTCTTTGTCAAGGTTTGCTCTTATTTTGATATTTAAATTGTCAATATTGTTAATGCTTTTTTCGAGTTCCTCGGTACCCTCATCGTGTAAGTCAAGCACTGACTTGCGAGCTGTTTCGGCATTCTTTTCTGCCTCTGACAAGCGTTCCTTTGCCTTTTCAAAGGCTGTTTGGGCTTCCGCAAGCTCTTTATTGTAATCATTGATATTGTCACGCTTACGCTGATTTTCGCCGTTCTGGGCAAGTATTGATTGTTGTTTTTGAATAAGCTCTAATGCTGATATTGGTTCTTTGGGCAATCCTGGGTGCATTATTAGCTCCTCGGCGTATTTCTTTTTTTGGTCTGCGATGCGCCCAATCTCGGTACGTCGGCTAAATTTTTGTTCGATTTGGTTATCGAGCTTATATAATTCGTCGCCTACTCCGATTATCTGTAGCAGGGTATCAGCCTTTTCCTTGTTATTGGCTTGCAAAAATTTAGGAAGGTCTAACGCTAACTGTTCAATGAATTTGTTTAAAAGCTGTTGACCGGATTTGTTGCCTTGTGGGTCAATAACCTTTAAGTCACTATTTTTGCCCTTGCGCTCAACGATAAGGCCATTATCAAGTTCGACATGGAGAATTGGTGGTATTAGACTTTCATCTCGTTTAGCATCTGACGGTTTGTGTTTGTCACCTCCCAAAACCCACGCTATGGCGTCCAAGACGCTTGTCTTGCCCTGGTTATTATTGCCGCCTATGATTGTTAGCCCATTAGAGTTAGGCTTCATCCTTACGGCCTTCACACGCTTAATGTTTTCTATCTCAAGGCTGTTAATTTTGACCATATTTACATCCTCTCTTTTTGTGTTATAATTTATTTAGGTTATTCACTTAGGGTCTGTTAGCGCAGGCTCTTTTTTTGTATCAAACTTCCCTGTATCTAGACTAGTAATTATCTCAGCGAGAGCATGGGCTTGCCCTAACTGATAGAAATAGTCAGCTCCACCGGAACGGTTTGAAAGCGCATGAGCTTCCGTATGTCTTTCTATTAAGAATTCGCGCAATTTTTCTTTGCTAAGCATTCCTCACCATTCCTCTCTTTATTTTTCTTCAGCGTTTTTAGCCTCCGCTGCTTAGGCTTGCAGCCGTACAGGCACACAACTTTTGCTCCTGGATCGATAATCTTGAATTTGCTTATTTTGCGCCCACAGTTTTGACAATATAGAAATCCTTTCATTTTGGTATCCTCTCAAGACATTCATGGCTTATCCACCAACCACCATCAACTGTCTTTCGTTTTGATAAATCCTGTACCAGAACATCCAAGTCGCTGCCGCTATCTTTGTCTAGTACTTGCACAATGCTATCTTTTTTTATAAAAATAAACTTTTCGTCAAAATCGGTGTCGGCTTTAATCATTTTATAGTTTTCACCGATTTTGATATCTGCTAGGTTCATCGGTAGGTTAATGGATGCAATTAATTCAATTAGCTCATCGGTAGCAGGCGTTTTTATTATTGGAAGCTTGCTAAATAGTTTTTCCTGCCTAGCCTTTTCAGCTTCCGGGGTTAGAAAATCTTCGCACTCGATTGCCAACTCCCCGCTACATTTAGCAGGTGGATAGCAGGTTGTGCAACCCTTGCCACGCTCGAAATGTCCGCAATTCTTACATTTATGTTTCATGTTTCACCTTCCAATATTTCTACTTCTAATTTTTGATTCCCAAACTTAATTGCATCTTCCTGGTCATCCATAAAAATGTCCAGCTTGCTTGGGTGGCCAGAACCTATTCGGTCTTCCACAACGTAGGTCTTGCCTAAAATCATTATCTGAGTTCCAAATTCAAGAAAATCACAAGCTACGGTTCTGCCCTCTGTGGCTCTAGTTCCCGATGCAGTAATTCCGTCCGTTTTCCCGCACTCTTCGTATGAGGCGGTGTAGGCGGTCACGGTGCACAGGATGATTAGTAAAAGTATCCGCTTCATTTATGGCCTCCCCAGTTCCACAATCCTTGCTTACCCCTAATAGGTATTGGCTCTTTTAACATTTCCACGTTTTCTAATATCCAAGCGTAACGCCCGCTGGAATAATTACCAAAGGCTATTTCTTTTTCAGAAGAATAAAATTGACTCATCAACAAGCCTTCATCATTGTAAAGCAAGACAATCTTTCCTTGATATTCAGAGTCAGCTATATCTATTTTGTAACAACCAACCAAATCAGCTATTGCTAAAATCTTGCCATATTCAAGGTCTATGCAATCTTCATATTCCGCTTCTGTAGTTCCGCCAATATCTCTTATTTTCGAAAACTGTTCCAAAGCACTTAAAAACGGTTCTTCTTCTGCGAACAAACAATATTTTTGTGATAATCCTGCGTGAATAGCAATCTTACCCCGATAGTTCGTTTTCCATGACCTTGTTTCTATTTTCTTTGCTTCGCAAGCTATAAGAGAAGCCCAAGGTTGCAATATCGTTAAAGCTTTCATTTGTCGCTCCCTACCGCCCGTAGTACTGTGATTTTGTCTCCTGCTTGCAAAACTCGTTGCGGGTTTAGCAACTGTTTGTTTTCGGGCAAACTCTTCAACGTTTCAAGATATTCAAGTATGTAGATATTGCCGCTATATTTGCTTGCTACGCTCCAGAGGGTGTCTCCTGCATGAATCGTTACCACTTGCTTTTCAAACGATTTTACAGGCTGTTGCGTGCATCCCATGAGCACAATGGCCACGATTATTAATATGAGATATTTCTTCATGCGCTCCCTCCGTTCTGCTCCGCCTCGATATCTGCCAAGAACTGTCTCAGCGTGTCGGCTCTTACTTTCAGCGCCCCAAGTTTCAAGGCCTTTAGCTTGTGGCTGTGAATCAGCCTATATACCGAGCTAGAGTTGATTTTTAAAATCTTAGCTACTTGATTAATGGTAAGTAGCTCGTCCATTTCTTAACACCTCCGTTCTGCACCATACTTTAGATTTCTAAAGAGTCTCGACAAAAAAAATAGTTCTCAACCTCGGAAATAGGAATATCTAAAAACGCACAAATACTTGCAATCTCATCTTGCTTAAAAGGTCTTTTATTCCCTAAGCTGAAATTTATGCTGGTTTCTGATAACCCTACTTCTTTGGCTAGTACTACTTGTGTTACGCCTTTTTCACGCATTCGCCCAAGCAATTTTGAATAATTATATACAATATTTTCCATGCTGCTCACCTCCATAATCGCAAGTATAGCACTTTAGTTTTCTATAGTCAATAGTTTTCTAAAGTTTTTCTTGCGTTTTTTAAAGGTTTGCTGTAAAATTACCATATAGGAGGTAGATACAATGAATTTTAAGGATAGACTTAATGAAGCTCTTATAATGAGAAATATGAATGCTGCCGAATTAGCGAGAACTAGCGGCGTTAACGAAGGGGCTATTAGCCAATATAGGAAAGGTAATTATAAAGCCAACCAATATAATTTAGAAAAGATGGCGAAAGCACTAGGCGTTTCTATACCATGGCTTATGGGTGCTAACATTGATAGCCCTTTACCAATTAATAAAAATAATTTCACCAAGGGCGTTAAAATCCCCCTGCTAGGTCGTGTAGTTGCGGGTGTCCCGCTAGAAGCTATAGAAAATATTGAAGGCTACGAGGAAATTACTCCCGCACTTGCCGCCAAAGGCAGTTACTTTGCCTTGCGTGTCATGGGCAAGTCAATGGAACCGTTTTTCTTAGAAAATGATATAGTCATTGTACGCAAAACAAAGGCTATCGAATCTGGCGCAATTGCTATCGTATTAGTTAATGGCAGCGACGCTACTGTAAAGAAGGTAAAAATTCAAGACAATGGCGTTACCCTTATTGGGTTCAACACATCCGTATACGAACCACACTTTTACAATAGCGAAGAAGTTAAGACCTTGCCACTTGAAATTATTGGCCAAGTTGTAGAATCAAAACGGATTTTAGTTAACGTCTAAAGGGAAATCAAGTGCTTTCTAAACTATAAGAAAGAAGCTGGTGCATAATGTTTTGTATACAATGTGGGGCTAAAATAAAAAACAATAGTACTTTTTGTGAAAATTGTGGCGCGGATCAATGTTTAACCACAACCAATATTGAAGACGAAAAAACTTGCCCACGTTGTCACAAACTAGTACCAAACATAGCAAGATGCTGTCCTTACTGCCATATGCTTTTAACATTTTGTAATGATAAACCGACAATATATGATAATGTTTTAACAAATGAAGAACAATTCGAAACACCGGAAAATATTATTGAAGAAACTGATTTGTGTACCGATTCAACAACAGCTCATCATGATTATCTTGCTGGCTTTTTCTTTGTAATTGATAAAATGCTGGGGAAGTTTTTTATCGGCATTGTTATATTAATAGTTTTATTTTTTATGATTGGTCCGTTAGCCGCATTGCCTTTATTAATTTTTAAAGATAAAGATTTCCTTGTGCTTATAGTTGCTTTATTTATTGCAACACCGTTCATAGGTGCTTACACCTACCGCACTGGCAAATGTCCTTATTGCGGTGAAGATTTAAGCGGCATTCCGCAATCCAATGGGTTAACCTGTAAAACATGTGAAAATCGTGTTTTAGTAAAAGATGATAGATTTTACAAAATTAATAAATAAAAAA